ATCAAGGATTATTTACGCTTTTGTAATGGCGCTATAACTGTGTGACACACAGTTATATTGCACTTTTGAGGTGTGAAGCAACAGATGTCAATGTGCTTCATTTTCCTTGCCACAATACAAAAATATACATAATTGTCTCCCCATTACATGAATCGAGCAACTAACCTATAGTACGGTTTTTAATGTAACTTTTCATATGTGTGGTAGATTCACTTGTATAAGTATATGTGATTAACAGAAATGGTAACAAGACATTCATATTAAATTTAGATAATACAATGAATAATAGTTAAAAAATGAAAGCGACTTCCTATAGGTAAGATACCACCTATAGAAAAACAGTGACTCAAGATTAAAGTGATTTGGATCTTGACACTTATCGTAAACAAATCACCCACAAAATTGGCTAGTAACAAAAGAAATAGAAGATGATGTAGATGAAACAGAGACACTTGGCGAGTGAAATAGTTGGCAAGACTTACTCATACCAAAACTAAAAGAACAACTCTACATCACAATTACTTGTGTCTGGCTAGAAATCATAAGTATAGTACAGCTTCAAAAATAGTGACATAACTCTTAAGCAGACAAACACATCCGTGTAGATGAAAAACACAATTATTGAATCATTCAGAACAATTGTTGCTTAGGAGCAAGAAGGACTGTAAGAGGTTACCAAAAAACAGCTTGGCGACAATCTTCAAAAATAGCTCAACCAAATAACGGAAGAAATGGGATATGAATCATACCTCATTGAGGATAATGCCAATGACATAATAAAATTTGCTAGTGAAACATATGATGTAAAGTAGACTGAATTAGCATTGCAGCTTTTGGTGCTGAAACATCCTGAATATGTCGTAAACCAAATCCAAAGCGGTAATAAGCTAGGTAACGTTGTCCTGCCATATGTGTTCAAGTTTTTTGCCGCTAGAGATGTAAAATTTGATGACCGTTACAAGAACATTGAACACTTTATGAAGGTATGTCCTAACTATAACGACCCATTCGTTGGCGTTTTTCGCCTACGTAATTTTATCGCTCAACAATTTAGATATTTAAAAGAATATGTGCATCAAGCAACCTTGCATTAAGCAAACAGGGCAACCGTAAGATTACAACACAAAATGTAGCAGTAGATTGATGCTGAGACTAAAATAGTATTCAATGGAGTTTTTCCCTCCTCCAAACAACTACGCGCAATCAATTCGATAACAATAAACATAAAACGCAGGTATAGCAAGATGTTTTTATCTATTGAAAGATCAATAGATGAGAATCGTCATCTCATGAATCGTATCCTTAATATGGATCGCGTTTTCAAGATGGACATGACAGGGTATATTGAACAAGATGAATATAGACGTTTTTTAAGATCACTCGAAAGCAGGGACAAGTTATCAATATAACATGTTTTGAAGACAATGGTCGGTTATGATAACATGTTAATCGGGAAAAAAATACGTAACAAAATGTAATAGTTAACTGCGAGCGGTCGTAATTCCAGGTTTCGAGTAAACGTCAACAAGAACGGAACTAGTAACAATAAGGTTGTGAGGCAACGTGATAGGTACAGACAGAATAACGACCCGAGTGACAAAAAAATAGATGACGACAAGGATGTTGATGGGAAAAAAATCTAAAATGATCGTGCCAAGAAACAGACTGAGAAGAAAGCAGCACACCTGAATAATGATGGTAAACTCTGTTACTATAAAAGAAGAGGCTCAAAGCTGGGTTATATTGACGTTGATTTCGACCAGTACCCACCTGAATGCTGTAGCATTATTGCGCTCTACGCTGCATGTTAGTACAAACCAAAAGAAGACATGGAGCCCCTATCGTTCTCTGATATTGAAACCTATGTTAGGTATGAAGTTACACGCAACAGAACAATCATCCTTGAGAATTGTCTTAAGTTGTATCCTAACCAGTACGAGTTATTAAAATCAATGACGTCGGGTTCACAAGCTGTTAATCAATGGATGGACTATAAAAGGATGAACGGGGCTGTTATGTAATGCATCTGCCTGGGCTTATTGATACCGTTCTGTGTTTACACTGTTCCAAAGGGATTGGACAATCAAAGGGATTCATATAATTATTGTCCAAATTTCTAAGGGATTATATTGTAAGATTTTTCCCGCAAATATGAAAATCATTATGTTTTTTACAATGATGGTTATAATCACAACTGTGTTCCTAACAGTCATTTCTCACGTGCAACTCGATTGGTAGGGTAAGATGGTAATTGGGATGATCTAGCAGGACACTTCGATTACTTTGCACCTTCCTTTAACGAAATAGAGACTCAGTCTGAATACACTGATTCATACAGTGTTGTTGAGCAGATTCCAAAAGAAAAAAACAAGAAGAATGGCAAGAATGACTCAAATTAGATGATAAAGGTGAAGTATGTTAAACCTGACAATGAATACATTCATGAACTTCCGAAAGAGAAGTACAACAAAGACACACCTATATCGTTAGTTGGAAACATCGCAACACAAGTGTTGCCTACAGTTGATGTAGATGCACCCCAAGCACAACAATAACACTCCCCCTTCAAGTGTTGTGTTGTAGCTGAACCAATAGTCTCTCTTGAAACAATAACTGTTCCTCATGACATTGACTAAGAATTGTCCATGATTTAGAACCCTCCGCTTAACGCTGGGCCTTTGCTCGAACCCGAAATTATTAACAATTCATCATTCAACACTAATCCCACTATTTTATAAGGGCCACACAATGAATAACAACAGTTTGGTTACGACGAG